CAGCTAAGAAAACCACAGGGGATGAAAAGTAATGGCTAATTCAAATGTGATTTCACTTCAGGGTGAACTTCATCTAGCGAAAATGGTTAGTGGTGTACCAGCTGCATTACTGCCGGTTGGTAGTACTCCAGAATTACAGATTGCTATTTCAACTGAGTCTACTGACCACTATGAAAGTAAAACTGGTCTACGTTCGAAAGATGCTGTCTTATACAAGCAAACTGGTGTTGCTATCTCAGGGACAATTGAAGAGGTTACTAAGGAAAATTTAGAGTTAATCCTTAGCGGTAAATCAATTGAAATTCCTGAAGCTCAGCTGACTGATATCGATTTAGGTACAGTACAGATTGGTGCCATGATCGATCTGGGCCATCGCAATTTAAGCGAAGTGGCTTTTAAGGATAGTTCGGACGCTGCTATTGAGGCAGACAAATATTTGCTTGATTCAGTTTATGGCACCGTAATTTTTAACGAAGCTGTAACTGGTCCAGTTAAATTTTCTGCTAAAGCTGGTGCTAAGACACGTACGACAATTGCCAATAACATTGGGAATGAATATCGAATCCTTTTCAAAGGTATTGATACCCTCACTGGTGATAAGGTTGTCATGACATTATGGCGTGTGAAATTCTCACCAGATACTGAATTTGATCTGATCCATGAAGACTTTGGGTCTTATTCAATTGAAGGTGAAGCTCTCGCAGATATCTCAAAAGCCAATGATGCTGAACTAAGTGTCTTTGGCCATATTGAGCGCTTCAGTGTAGCTGCTTAAACCCATACAGGCACAAAGAAATCCACGGCGCATTAGCGTCTTTTTTTTGTGCCTGTTTAAATATAGAAATTGACTATTTATAAAAATTATTTTATTCATATTTAAGGATATTTATCCTTATTTAATATCATAATTTATATTTTATATATATGATCGGCGTGTTGGATATTTCGAGAAATTAGCATGCCTACTAAAGTAGAAGCTTTTTTGATTGGATTATTGATTTTTGCTGCGATTGTGGTTGTTTACATAATTGGACAAAGCTGTAATTGGACTCTCAAATAACTTACACACAAGCCTTTAAAGCAAACTTCCTTAGGGAGGTTTGCTTTAGCTTTAGGTTAAAAACTTTTTAAAGTAAGTTATAAAAACTCTTCTAAACAATAAAAAAGCAGAAACAATTATGAAAAAATTGATATTGCTGATCCTGGTAACTTGCTTTTCAACAATAGCTTTTGCGCATGATGGAAGAACTGATAAGAATGGTTGTCACAATGAAACCAAAGCCGGTACCAGATACTGTCATTAATAGAAAACACCTTTAAGGTGGTTTTTAATACTTCATCATTTTGTAATATTTTGTTAGTTTAATTAGCGCTCAATAGGGCTATAAAAGATATTCAGTTCATGTTAGGAATAAAACTGCTATGACTAAAATAGAAATATTTGTCTCCATCCTAGCCGTAATAATTATTTCTACTTTTATTTATCTTGTATGTCAGTAAGTTAGTAAGCTAAGAACCGCCTTTAGGGCGGTTTTTTGATAAGTGGAAGTTTCACCTGGCTAGATAGGGTCAATTTTAAAAAGACTTAAAATAGTAAAACATAACTTTACAAATCCACTCTCCCTAGGCTTTAGATAAGATTGAAAATTAATGTAAAGTGCTGCCCTTAATACATAGGGGATATTATGAAAAATTTAAGCTTATTCTTTTTTATTGTGATTTTAGCTGGGTGTGGACACAAGGAATCTAATGGTCAGCAGCTTGATCTAGAAACAAGCAAAAAGGAACAGCTTGAATTTGCAAAAGAAGCTACAAAAAAATTCATTCCCAACCCTGATTCGGCAAAGTTCCGCAATCAAATAGGAGAGTGTGGAGAGGTAAGCTATAAAGAAGCAGATAGTGATTATGTTCCCTTCCAGCGTTTTATTGTGCTTTCAAAGGATATAGTATTTGTAGAAAATCAGACGGATCAAAAGCAATTTGAGTTGGCATGGAAGAGTGCTTGTACGCCAAGATGGAAGTAATTAAAAAGCCCTTTAATCAAGAGCTTTCTTTTATTCACCAGATGATTCAGATTTTTGATCTTTTTCATTTCCATACTCTAAAGCAACCTGTTGTGCTTCAGCTGCGGCAGTGGCTTCTATTGGAATCGAGTCAGCTGCGATAGCTACGGTACCAGTAAATCCCATTAAAGCTAAGATTAGAATTTTCGAATACTTTTTCATTTGAATTTCCTCTGCGTTTCTAAGACTTAATTTCAGTGTAGAGAATGATTTAAATCGTGGATGTAGCAGCTATGTCGGGATATGTAAGATATTCAGGTCTAAAGTTATAGGTTTCTAGGTTTGCGTAAGAATGCTTTTCGGTTGAAACTTTTTGTTGAGTTGCTTAACGAAATGTTTGAATGCTTCAGTAGGTAGTTACACTCTAAAGAAACTTCCCTAACTTCTAAATCTTTGTAACATCCAATAATTTTTTTGTAATCTTTATGTTATTAATTGTATGCTTTGCTTATCATATGAATGATGAAAAGTGGAGCTCCGAAAATGCTGACCAAAGCCGAAATCGTTGTTGTCGTTCTAATGATAGTAGCCTTAATTCTCATCGTTTATGAGATGGGGCAAGGTCGTAATTGGGCTTTATAGAATTCAGCCTTTATTAAAGTTAAAAGAAAAGCACCTCCGGGTGCTTTTTTAATGCCTAAAATTATCTCGAGACCCCATCATGAATGATTTTTTCTTAGCAACAAATCGCAGCATCCGGATTAATGATATCGAAGTCCGCCAGATCCAGATAAAAGACGTTGACACCTGGGCAATGCATGCTGAAGTTTTGAAAAACTTCATCAAAGACCAAAATCATTCAGATGAGATTTTGACAGGGCTATTCAAGGCTCACGGTGTACAGGTCATTTCGACTATTGCCTGTGTTACTGATCTGGACAATGAATCACTGGTAGAACTGGCTGCTGATGAGAAGAGTTTTAAGGAGTTGCTAAAAGCGGTACTTCTGATCAACCAGGCTTACTTCAAATACGAAAAGCCGAAACGTGGCATTAAAAAGAAAGATGACTCCACTTGGTTTGATTCATTCCAGTTTCTAGTATCAATGGGTCATCAACATAGTGAGATCATGGAAATGACCTACGGTGCATTCCAGGGCTATGTCAAAGCGGCAAACAAGCTGTACAAGCAGGGAATCTTCAATAACGCTGTTGCCGGACGTGTGGCTCAATCAGATAAAAAAGGCTTTGAGTCATTTAAGAAAGAGATGGTTTCTGATTGATCACGCATTACCCTAAAGTTATGATGTGAAAATAATAATTTAGGGGGGTTAGTGTGAAAAAATTATTATTAACAATAGCATTAATGGTCAGCTCAGTTGCTTTTGCGGTAGAGGTGGGTTCTATACGTGGTAGTACCAGCTATATGAAACCCGGCTTTTCATTGGGGCAAATGTATGATGTATTTGGTGAACCTGAATCTTCTTATCATCACGTGATTCATGACCGTAAAGGTTGGCCGCATAAAGCTACTTCTTATCGTTACACTGTAAATGGTCAGAACTACACAATTACTGTGGTGGATGGCCAGATCTACAAGATTGAGTGGGAGCGATAATAATGGGTATTAAATACTGTAAATCTTGTAAAAAACCAATGAGACCGGCAGATACTCACTGTAAAACATGTGGAGCACACTATAAAAATAATCTATTAATTCTAGTGGTAATAATAGTGATTATGGGTGGTCTGGGGTATTTTTTATGGGACACATTTGCAATCAGGAATGTTGATAATAATAAGGAGACAGTACAGACCATAATCAATCCTGATAAAAATGATAAACCAAAAGAAACTAAATGGCAGTTAGAGCGTGAGATCGACAAAATGACAGATAAGGAAGGTCTTTATTTGTCTAACAAGGCGATTAATGCTGAAACAGGATTGGAAACAGATGCTGGTTTAACAATAGGTTGTTCATATTACGGTGGATTAAGTGCAGTTTTTGTCGCAGATACCCCTATAAAAATTCGAGATTTTACAAAAGATGGCGCCACTGGTAATTATGAAATTAGATTTGATAACCAACCAATGTCAGACGGTACTTCAAACCTATCTTCATTAAATAAGGTTATTGTTTTAAGTGAAAATCATAGGGCGCAAATAGAAAATAGTTCCAGAATTCTGATTCGCATAACTACTGCTACTGATAATTATAAAACATATGAAATAGATTCAAGCAATGGTGGTGAGCAATTTTCGAAGATCAAGGACTTTTGTTTAACACAGTCCAAGCAAGATAAAACAATTTAGATTTTGTTTTACCCAAACCCGCTTCGGCGGGTTTTTTAATGCCTAAAATTTAGAGGTCAGCATGTCTGGTAAAAACTTAACATTCAAATTAATCATGGATGCCGACACTAAAAGTTTTGTTGGCAATATCAAGCAGTCTGAAGATGCGGCTAAGTCAGTATTCAATGCAATAAAACAAGAATCAGAACTTTTAAAACAAGCGACTACTGATGCTTCTAAAGAGATGGGAAATATTATCCCAAAAGGAACCAGTGAGTTAGCGGACAAGCTTTCACAATCCTTAAATGCTGCTACAGGAATCATTAAGGATGCTGGTGATAATGCAAAATCTACAGCAGGTAATTTTACTGATTTTGGAAATAAGGCTGAAAAGGCTCTAGATCAGCTTAAGGGGGATTTAGCCCAAGCTAAGCAGAATCTTGAAGCATTTTCCAAAACCAAAGCTTCACCAGCAGATATTGAAAAGGCACAGGTAGAAGTTGATCAGCTTGAAAAAGAAGTTCAACAGGCAGACCAGGCATTTAACGGTTTTCAAGCAGAAGTAAATAAAGCAAATACAAGTCTAGAAAATACGGATACAGCAGCTCAGACGGCGCAAAAAGGTATTGGAGCTCTAAAAACTGGATACACCGCCCTTATCGGGGTAATGGGTGGTATTGGTATTGGTCTGGGTATTCGTGAGCTTGCACAAGCTGCAGATTCTTATACCAACCTTTCAGCACGAATTAACATCGCAACCAGTGAGGGTGGAAACTTTACCCAAGCTATGGCTGGGGTGCATCAAGTTTCGCTGATGACCAATACTAGTCTTGATGCTACTGCAGGTTTATTCACAAAAGTGAATGATGTGGGCAAGCAGATGGGAATGACCCAGCAGCAAAGCCTGGATCTAGTTAAGACCATCAATATGGCCATCCAAACTGGTGGTGGAGATGCTGCTGCCAGTGAGGCTGCAATTGTTCAGCTGACTCAAGCACTGCAATCTGGCGTATTGCGCGGTGATGAGTTCAATTCCATCATGGAGCAAGCTCCAGGTATCTCTAAAGCTTTGGCTCAGTCACTCGGGGTAACCACCGGTGAACTGCGTAAGATGGCTGAGAATGGCGAACTCTCAGCTGAGAAGGTCATTCAGGCACTACAGCAGCAGTCAACAGCAATTGAAGCTGATTATGCTAAGTTCCCAACAACCATCGGCAATGCCTTGCAGCGTATCGCTACACAATGGCAGATCCTGATTGGTACAATGGATCAGGCAAACGGTGCATCTGCAACAGTAGCACAGTGGCTGGTAACCCTTGCTGACAACATGGATGTAATAGAGACCATACTTGAGGACATTGGCGAGGGATTTATCTGGGTAGGGGATCAGCTTAAGAAGATTGACCCGGCCACAATTGAAGCACTTAAAGAGGCATTAAGTACTGCTTATGAGACTGTAAAGTCTATGGCCAGTACTATAGGGACTGGAATTGGAAACACTGTAGATCAGTTAAATACACTCCTTGGGGCAATATTTAATTTTGATAGTGGTATAGATACCGCAACAGATAAAACTAATGGTTTCACCAAAGCTTTACAGGCTCTTAATGTGGTCTTTGGTTTTATCGGTGATGGTTTCGAGGCAATTAGTGTTGTTTCTAATTTGCTTGCTGGTGTGTTCTATGACGTTGGTGCCGCATGGGAAGGGTTTAAGTCTAAACTTAAATGGGGTGATGCTAAAGACCAAGCTATTGCAGACATGGAGGCAATGGCTAAGAAAGCCCAAGAATATTATGATCGAGCTTCAAATGGGGCAACAGATTTTAAATCAAAGGGCATAGCGGCCATCCAAGAGATCGGAAAAACTCAGGATCAGAAAAACCAAGAATCCCTACAAAAGAGCAATGCCACTTTTGCGGAGCTAATAAAACAAGATCAAGAATTCCTTCTAAAGTCCAAGGAATTGGCAGGCGAGCGTGCTGCCATCAATGCGCAATTAAATCAAGCTCGTAAGGATGGCAACCAGTCGACCATTGATTCAATCATCCAAAAATCTAATGAGCTAGAAGGTCGTGAGAAGGAGCATGCAGACAATAAGGCTGCATTGGATAAGGATATGTTGGCTTCTGCTCAGGCTTATGCCGAGGCAGCTATCAAGGCTAATGGCGGGGTAATTGATGGCACTATGCAGGCCGATCTATTAACCAAGGGCTATATCGTTACGATGGATGAAGCCGGCAAGGTTAGTGTTCAGGCAAGCCAAAGTGCGGAACAGGCTGCCGAAAGTGCTGCTAAAAAGGAAGAAGCTCTCAAGCTGGCCAAGGAGAATGTTAAAAAGGCCGATGAGGAATATCTGGCTTATCAGAAACAGGCTGCAGCTGAACGTGCACTTCTGGAACAACAGATTGAGCAAGCCAAGAAGTCTGGTGATCTAAATGCTTTAGCTTCTGCTCAGGCGTCCATTACCGCCATTAATGC